GCTTCCCATTATCATAGCCTCGAGCCGCCACATTCGCTTGTCCAACGAATCTAACTTCCCGTGAACCAACTCACGAAACATAGCGCACTCTTTTTCATGCGCCTCAAGGTCCATTGCGACTTTTAATGAGTGTTCCGGAATTTGTTCATGTGCGAGTTTCATATCTTATCCCCACCTTTAGTACGCAAAAAAATTCATTGTGAACCGTGAATCGCCCTCAGTCTGCCCATAGTTAGATTTCGAGCAATGATATGGGTCACCGTAGAAAAGGACAAACCTGTTTTGAACAAACGGCACGTCTAAAATAACCGTGCCGCCATTGTCGGGGTGATTGTCAAAAAACAACGTCCCACTGTTTTGGTTTGTTTCTGACAGATAAACAATGCCCGTACACAGGTTTTGATCTACATGAACCCAGTCTTTGCTAGTGCCGTATCGGTAATGCGTACACAGCGAAGCATGACTAAACGAAGATGGAATAAACTCCCCAGCACAAGTCATAAACAGGCTAGATAGAACCGGGTCTGTCTTTAGATAATCTAAGCTGCGCTTCCCCGGCCAGTTGCCAGCATTAGGAAAGTCGGGATGCTCATCAGAAGTCCAATGCCCCCTCGCCTTTAGATGCTCTAGCATCTCCGGCAAATGTGGAAAAAACTCGTCAATGATAATATAGTGTGGCGATGATCTCACGCGGCTACGCTCTTAAAATATCGTATGGGTTTACGTCCGTGAACCATCCCGTTAGTATGTATTTTGTGCCTTTTATAGGCGGGTTTCCTCGATGGGTGTGTAAAAACCCTGCGGGAAAAACTGCGAACCTACCTGTAACGGGTGTAATTCTCATGTTTTGATACAGAAACTCTGTTTCACCGCCTTCAAAATCTCCGTTAAGGTATAGGGTCCATGCAAGTACCCTGTCCATGCTGAGGCCACGTTCGCACTCATAGTGCCACCCGTGAAATCCTCCCCCCGGAGAAGTTCTCTGCCCCTTTACATCCATACTCCAAAGGTCTCTCTGCGTTAGTATGGGGAATCTTGAAAGGTATTCTGGTAAAACTGCATTATGTAACCTGTCTAAGAACGCTTTGGTGTTTGCGCTGGAAATGAGTCCAACGGTCTTAAGACTGGCTAACTCTGCGAAATGTACGCCCTCATCTTGTCTATTTATCAGATTGTTCGATTCGTAGGCGTAACCGCCCTCTATCAAAGTATCTATATTTTTACAGAAATCTTGACACTCTTCTGCGGACAGTAGGTTGTCTATGACAAGTATTTCTCCGTATGCGGACAATTCTATCTCCATCGTGGACCTTCGAACCAAGCTACCAGTGACTTTCTCGTTCCTCGCGTTACCGGTGTAACCCGGTGAGTAAGGTATGACGGAAAAACTAAAATAGTCCCTTTACTTTTTCTTCCGTAGGGAGGTTGTTCGGCGCGTTGAAACTCAAATTCCCCGCCGTCATATTCGTCGGGCGACGACAACTGGACTGTCATAGATAGCTTCCTATCATACATGTTTGAGGAGTCCCACAGAACGTCTTCGTGCCAGTCGTAATGGCCATTTTCTTCGGCAAAGTATTTCGTGTACTGGACCTCGCAGAACGGTGTAACATCGAAGTTAAAGGAAGACCTGTTAGCCTGTTGAATGTATGTCCACAAAGTCGCCTTAATTACATCGTCGTATACCCAACTTATCGAAGACTTTCTCACTGAATTTTCTTTCTTCCCTAGTGCGCTTATGCCAGCTTCTTGAGAGGAAAGTTGTTCTAGTCTTTCAACTAAAGTGTCAACCTCGTGGGAAGGAATCACACTATCCCACATCTGCCACTCTGTCCGCATATTATGCTCCTAGATTGTGGGCCATGTCACGTTAGCCCAGACGTATTTCCAGTCACTTTCGTTCCAAGTCATGTAGGCATTTGGATAATTAGAGGGAAGATCACGCAAGGCTTGCCTGTAAGCTGTCTGTTCAGCAGTAGGAGTCCGATCAGGCAGAACCATCCAGTCAGATGCCGCAAGTAACTTATCACGCTCATACCTTAGAAGCATCATCGCCTCTTCACCAGTAACATCTGCTGGCGGCACATAAGCACCAATAGCGCCAAAATCACCAGCCACTGCACGGTTATATATTTCAACACCATGCGGCTCATCGTCGAGGGGATTCGCTGCAAAATCCACAAACTCATCTGAAAGATGGTCAAAGTTGACTTCGATTTCGATGAAGGTTTGTGCTGCGTTACCCCAAGCTGGGTTCCTTGCAGTTGTATATGTGTAGCTCATTTAACTTACCCTCGTCCACGATGTCGCCCTGTCCTCGTCACTTGCATTTGTAGAGCGTCCCATGCACCTCCAAGTGCCGGAAGGCTGAGTGCCGAACCCTTGAGCGCCCTTAGCATTTGTATTTTGTAACTGACCGCCGCCGATTGTATCGCCAGCATTATAATGGGTGTTGATATTGGGCTTGCAGAAATGAGTAACCCCAACTTGATTAGCCCCAGTATTTTGTGGCCCCGCTGGACCTTGTGGTCCTGTTGGGCCTGTTGGGCCTTGTGGTCCTGATGGCCCTGTCGGCCCTGTTGTGCCTTGTGGGCCAGTCGCTCCCTGCGGGCCAGTCGGACCTGCTGCGCCGTCTGCGCCATTAGGGCCAGTCGGGCCAGTTGGGCCGGTCGGTCCTTGAAGCGCAGCGTTAGTGATAGTACCTTTGCGGATTACACCAGCACTGCTGTCGTATACCAAAACTGAGTCTCCGCCTTGAAATGAAGTCTCGACAGTTGCACCGTTAATATCAAGTTGTTCAGCGACAATGTTTCCACTGTCGTCAACAACCGTAGTAGCTCCTACTTTGAATGCCATTAGATTGTCCCCTCAGAGATAACATCGCCGGTCACTGTAAGATTACCGGACGTGTCTAGTTTCATTTTAGCTGTACCAGCATAGCTGATAATAAGGTTGTTACTGACAACACTGAATTGCCAGTCACTTGCACCGTTATCCAGTGTGAAAGTGTCACTGAGAACGTCGCCGGTCACGTCGATGCCGGAAGTGGTTGTCTCCACCTTTGTTGCATTGTCGTACTTTACAGCGACACTGCCATTGTTGGTGCAGACTATATAGTTTTCAGTGGCCGCACCATTCATGATGTTGACGTTGTTTCCTGAAATTCTTAGGTCACCTGTGCCAGCGTCCTGCACATAAGAGTGTGTGCCATCGTGGTAAATCTGCAAGTCAGACCCAGCACCGAAGATGGCCTTGCCATTGTCATCAAACGTGGCGTTGCCAGTCACGTCGATGCCGGTGGAGGTGGTGGCGAATTTCTCAAGGCCGTTGTGAAAAAGCTTCACATCATCATCATCATTAAATATGGCAAATGATTCATTGAAGTTTCTGTCACAGATGACGATTCTATCATCTGATTCAATTCTTATTTCACCAGTAGCATTACCATTTCGTATAAAGCCGTCTGTTCCATTGCTAGAAATCTCCAAGTCAGACCCATCACCAAACACGGCCTTGACATTATCTGAGAACGACAAGTCACCTGATGTCTTGGTATCTGCCGCATCGCTACGAAGGAACGAGGTGCTGTCGATGCTGTCGAGAAGTGCTGCGTTGGATGCTGTGCCAGTCAGAGGTCCAGTAAACCCGGCGGCGGTAATTGTCGTTGTCGAGTCAATCTTTGCGCCAGTTACAGCATCGTCAGCAAGACCCTCCGTGTCAATCTGCGGACCTTCGCCGGTAGTACCGTCGTGGCTGTGTCCTGTTGTCGCGTTGAACGCAGCTTGTACCGCATCAAATTCGCCGTCCAAGTCGGAAGCGTTGATGACGTTACCGTCTGCGATGTTATTCGCAGTGTCATTACGAGTATAGCCTGTACCCATTTTTTATCTCCTCCCGTATGTCGCGAATTCTAGAGTCGCAGCATCTACGGTAAATACAGCGTCTGTACTAGTTCCTGTTGTTTCATATAGTATCGACACTGTGAATCCTGATCCTATTGTGGGTACTTCAAAAATAGCTTTCTGTTTTGTACCCAGAAGTGAAGTGCCGTAAATACCCGAGCCGTAAGTAACAGAAGCCCCTGCATCAGAGCTTAGTATCGAATCCGGTTGTGGCGAGTCCGGCTGGTCAAAGTCAAACTTCAAAGAAAACTGCAGATCAAACGCGCCGTTCACATCCAAATAAGTAGTGCCCTTGTATATCGTCTTACGAAGCTCTGAGTCGCCCAGCGGAACAAATGGAGTAGCGAATGTAGCTACAATGTCAGTGCCGTCTTGAGTGTTCCCCTGTTCCATCTGATATACGTAGCCATCTTTAGCGGCAAAGTATATTCGTTCTGCGAACCCGTCGTATTCACTGTATGTGACGTATGCGTTGAAGCCCCGGAGGTCGTTCCAAGAAATACCCTCTTGAAGCTGTGTTCCCGCGATACCCTTTGCCGCATCGTTAGTATACGCGCCGTTAAATCCAAACAGCCGGTATTGACTCTTCTCACGAATGATGGTACTGGAGAATACCGTGCTACTCGAAACCAAGTCAGTGACTTCTGTCTGAATCGGCTTAGATATGACCCCAAGACTAAAATCACCCACGCGATCCGTAGCCGAAAAGAGCCGCAAACCATCCGGCCCTAAGAACATGATGTCTCCGCCTATTTCCTGAATGGTATCTTCGGCGACACATCCCAAATCTCGCGACACAGGCTGCAACTGAAAGTCTCCGACACTACTACCAGCCAACCTGTTAATTGAAGTTTCACTAAAAATGATCAGTTGATCACGAAAAACAATCAGTCCGGTTATAGTATCTGCAATATTAATTATACCACCGCCGCTGGCACTTGTAAAGTCATCATCTTCGTATGGGGCCGAAAAAACAAGGTTTTTGCCGTTTCCAAGAAAGATGTGGTTCTTGAAGTTGACAATGTGACTTGATCCAGCAGTGTCAGATGGCAGGGATGTTAGCTGTTCGAAGGTGGTTCCGTCGAATCTGAACGGCTTATCACTGCCGTCCACGATAAGAATCTTTTCGGTGCCGTCAAAATCATACTTAAGAAATCTGATTCTTTCTGATCCGCCAAGAGTAATGCCCGTGCTGCTAAACGAGGCGTTATCCGTGATCTGCGTCCACCCCGATCCTGCGGAGCGAAAAAGATCATCACCCCGTGCAGCATAGACATTCCCCCCGTATCTCACGATACCTCTAACATTACCACTATTAGACAGTGCGCTACTGTCAAACTTCTCGTATCCCTCAACACGACGATACCCGCCGAAAACAGACGGTTCAAAGTTACGCAGGATACGGGCAGAACCCGGAGCCTGAACACCCTGCTGATAAGGCGAAAGGTTAGTGACCAGTCCGCCCTTGAATTCAAAGGGGTATGTTTGCCACCTATCCGGCATCTAAACCGCCCGTGCGTATACGTTTTCGTTTACAAGAAGAGTCCGCATGTGCTTCACTCCTTCGTC